TTACCTAATTTAACTAAAGGTATATCTCCACTTAATATTTGATTTTTAAATTCTTTAACTTTTTGATCTACATCAGTTTGTGTAGAACCTTTTAAAACATCAATTAAAATATCTTTAAAAAACTTACCTAATACAGGTGGAAAATTAGCTTTTTTAAATTCAAGACCTTTTATATCAAGTGATTCTTTTACTATGCCTTCTTGTTTAGTAATCCATTGAGCATATCTTCTAGTTTTCCTAAAATAAGCTGATCTAATTACACATTCAGTCTTCATTTCAAGTCTATGTGTAGGTACATTAAAACATTCTTTAGCTAGTGTATTATAAGAATCTGTAATGATATCTTGATATTTAAGAGCTACTTTTTCAAGTTTTTCATCCTTATCTTCATCAGACATTTCATCAAAATCAGGGTAGAAGTGTTTTAAGATAGGTTCAGCATGAAAATAGTTACTATCTGTATCTACATAAGCACAGTAGTTTACATCTCCTTCATCACAAATCATCCATGGTACGTCTTCTATATGTTTCATTTTAAAATCTTTGATCAATTCCGGGTACTGTTATTATCCCCCCAGGTTTTTCACCTTTTGAAGTTACTAACTGGTCAGGAGGAATAACTTCAATCAATATACCTTGTATTTTACATTTCCCACCTTGTTTAAGAAATTTTTTAAATAATATTATTTGCTTTTCTGTCCAAGATTCACTTTTTTCTAGTACTGTTTTTTTATCTACTATTTTACCATCAAATTTAATTTGAACATTTTTTCTTATTGATTGAGGTGAAAGTGCCATTATACTTCTGTTTTCATTAATTTATTAATATGTCTATTTGCTGCTAAAGCTGATTCTTGAATGATTCTCCAGCCACTTAAAGTAATTGCTTCACTTAATATCGCTTTATTCATTGCATATCTAAATGTTGGTAAGGCAGTTGCACCATATAAACTATTAAGCAAAATTTTCATGGTATATTGTTTTAAATGAAAAGATGAACCTAACTCTGAATTACCTGATTTATAGGCTTTTTTCATTTGGTTTTTATATTTTACCCTTTCATTAAACCATTTATCTAAAATAATTGATAATACGGATTTTTTATCTGTTCTAAAAAACGTACCATTTGCTGATACAGCCATTTCCATATCTTCAATTAGATTAATTAAATTTTCTATTTTAATTTTAGTACGATTTCCTTTAGCGTTTTCTATTGTAAGTTCTTCTTGTGGGTCTTTTTTCTTTAAGTCATTTAATCCTAAATAATTATTTCTACCTACCATTGTTTCTTTACCTATATTTAAAGACATAATAATACAAGGGTATAGTGATGTTAAATCTTCATCAAACATATATTTGTAAATACCTGCTTTAGGACAAAATAAATAACCACCAGCATATCCCTTTTTCTTTTCAGGATGTTTTTCCTTAGGAGGGGGGATTATACCTTGAGATAAAAGATAGGCTGAAATAGCTCCATCTTGGGTGACTGTGTTATGGTATACTTCTCCATAATTGTGTTTACCTTTATGAGATAAGTTTTTAGTTAGTGCTAAATATTCTAATTTTTTATCTAATTCAACTAAAATTTCTACATCACGAAAGTTATACTCAATAAATTTTTCAATATCTTCTTCAAATAGTCTATCTAGAGAACCTTCATATTCTATTTTATTTAAACCAGTATATTTTTCACCTAATGCATCTAATTTCCAACTTGGTTCGTCTTCCCAACTATATTTTTTATGTAAACGCATATAATCAAGTGACTCAACACCTGCTATTTCAATTGGTTGTTTTGGATCATATATTTCCCCAGTTTTAAAACTACGTTTTTCCTTTACTTTTAAAATGGGAGATAAATATTCTACCATTTCTTCTCCTAATACATTTTTAATTCTATAATATAAGTAAGGAATATCAAAGTAATCACTATTATAACCTATAAGAATATCAGGATCTAATTCTCTCATATAAGTAAGAAATTTAGATAATAATACTTCTTCACTATAAACAGGAATTATTTCTTTATTTTTATCTGTTGTTGGTTTTATTTGTTGTTTAGGATCTAGTATTATAATTTTCCATTCATCTTCTTGTTTATAGTACCAAGCAATAGAAGTAACTTTTTTAGGAGCAGATTGAATATATTCTGGGGTTAAAGCATCTCCCATTTCAATCTCAATATCAAAAAATATTTCTTTATGGGTTGTTGATGGTTCATCATTTATTCCATACTTATCAATTAAAAAGTTTTGATAAGGGGACATATCATGAAAATGAAGACGAGAGTTATCTCTTTTCCATTTATATATCTTTTTTAAGGGCTCTCCATTTAGACCTTTATATTTAGCTTCACCTTCACTACATTCTTCATAAGCAGGAACAGTAAATTCATGTTGTGAATAACCTGAATCTTCCCAGAGATGAATTAAATATTTATTATAACTTTTATATTCGGCATAACACTTTTTATACATACTATTTTAAAAACTGTTTTAAGTTTGGTCTAAAATAATTTATATTTTTCATAACTTTTTTGTCACGTGTTCTATAGACAATATAATAGTCTCCAACCTTTTCATAGTGACACGCTTCCTTTTGCTCTTCGGAACGTACCCTAACGGTCTCTTGTGCCTCTTCTTCGCTAATGCAAGCTTTTGACATATTTGAGGCTTGTACTTCTTGATACGCTGGCCATACTTTATCTTTAAGACCATGTAACATAGCTCCGTTACCCAATGAAACATAGGTAATGTCACATAAAGCATCAAGAACTTCAGTAATATTCCCTGTTTCACACGCGTGTTTATATTCTTCAAGCTCTTCAAGAATGAAGTCATATACAAACTGCCACTCTTTTTTTGTTGGAATTGTTGGTTCATAGTTATTAGGTTTACCCATTGTTGCGTTAAATTCTTCAACTTCACTCACAAATGGAACATATTTTTCTTTATCTTTCATAATAATTTATTATATACAATTTTTTAGTATTAAAAGTCCAATAGCTATTATTACAGTTAATAATACAAGTTTCCCATAATAAGACTTTTTAGTAGGAAGTTTTAGGGTTTGTACTTCTTTTATTGGTTGACTTGTAGGGGGAGTTGGTTGTTGATGTTTTTTATCATGTTTTTCAACTGCTATTTCAACCATACGTACAAGTGTAGCTTTTTTTAATCTTTTATCTAATTCTAATCCGTAGTTTCTTGCAAACTTTTCTAATTCTTTTTTACTCATTCTTGAGTAATTTGTTTTTTTGGGTTTTTTCATAATTTATATAATTTAAGAAATATGTATTAAACTTGACCATAATTCATGGGGAATATCTCCACTAAAACTGCTATCGGGAGCTAACATAACAGAAATGGCATCATGAGAATGAAGTGATTCTTGATGAGAGCATATTACTCTAAAATCTTTAATTCTTTTATCTTCTATTAATTGTTCATATAATAATCGAGCTGCATCTTCAACAAATTTTAAATATGAACCATTTAATTCTGCAAAAGCCATTTCATCTTCTCGTTTAACCATTACTTGAGTTTCAGTTTGTAGAGCTTTAATACACATTTCTTGTAATTCTTCTATCCAAACCATTTCATCAAATTCAATTGATATTCTAGTTACAGATC